TTTGTCATATTCTGCCGAGACGTCACTTCCGCCAAAGGTACTGCCGACCGAAGTGTTGTTTCCGCTACTGCTGACGTTGCCGTCGCTGTTTCGATATGTCCCCTGCAGTTCTATCTCATAGAGTTTTTTTGCGTTCGTTGTGTCGATCCCCAGCGCCTCCAGCTGGCTGAAATCACCGATGTCTGCCGCGGCATAGGCATTGGCGATCGCACGCTGTTCGGCCTCGCTCTGAGCGTTTTGCTCGTACATACGCTGTTCCCAAAGAACCTGATTTTGCGCCGCGTCGAACTCTTTCTGCCAGTTGTCCTGCGCGAGTTTGTCCCGCTCTTTTTGGTATTCCCACTGGTTCTGCGTGAACGCCCATTCATCGTCGTAGCGTTGATCGGCAATCCAGTCGCGCTGCTGCCGATACGCATATTCGCGGTCGGCGTTGACCTGTTCGTTCAGCATCTGCGCGTACTGCGCCTCCAACTCGTTCAAATTCGCCGAGCCGTTCAGGCGGGCAAGGCTGATTTGGTGATCGAGTTCGGCGAGCGCCTCCAGACGGGCGCGTTCGTTGGCGTTATGCTGTGCGCGGTAATTGGTCGTTTGGGCGATCTTGGCGGTGTCGGAATAGCCGCTGTTGTAAAGCCCCTGCGAGGCGAGGCTGTTGGCCAGCGCTTTGCCGCTTTGCATGTAGCCTTGATAGTTCTGCCGCGCAAGATCATTGTACTGTGCGTCGATCTTCGGGCGATTTTGTTCGATAGCGGCAATGTCGGCCTCCGTCCGCTGATTGGCCGCCGCCATCGCTGCATTTTGAGCGGAGACGAGATGTTCGCTCGGCTGTGCGGCCATCGCCTGCTGGCGCTGGTATTCGCCGTAGTCCACACCGCCCGCATCGGTCATCACCCACGATTTCGTGCCTGACGCATTGGTGACGATCGAGCCGTTGTCGATGCGCTGCAGTCCGGCTTCATCTTTGTACATTCGGTTGTCGATCGAGTAACCGGTCTGCTGTGCGCCGTTCGGATCGGTATATGTCATTTTTATCGCATTGGGATTGTGCTCGCTCACCGCTCCGGTTTCCAGATTTTCATAGCTGTTTTGGGAGTATTTGCCCACAGAATTCCTCCTTGTCAAAATAACTCAAAATAACATTGAGGGCGGCCTTGCGGCCGCCCTCTCTTCGTTATCGCGGCAGTCGCAGACAGCCGACAGTCAGACCGTTCGCCGAGGGTTTGACCAGAAATTTGCCCATATGCTCGCCTCGCGTCTGCTTATAGCGTCCGCTCTCCAGGCTCACATACTGCGTGCCGGCGCCGGTAAAGCGGACAATCAGGTCGTCGGTACCCTGAATGCCGTCGCTGGCGGCAATCGTGACATCCATCGCGCCCGACGCCGTCAGGATCAGCACGGTCGCCTCGTCAGCGCCCGGCGTGACCCAAATGCCGCTATCGGTGCCGGCAGCGGTCAGCACCGCAGCCGCCGCCTGATTCCATTTCAGATTCGTGTTCGTCATTCTGTTTCCTCCTTACTCTTAAGCCTGATGTGCGCGGATCACGTAGATCTCTTTGGGGCGCACAACCTTCGCACCGTAGGTATCGAGCACCTTGACCGCATCGGCAAACTGCTTTTCCGGGCGGTACGGCTCGATGTTTTCGATGCCGTGGGCAAACGCAACCGCATCTTTCGTGCGGACGATCAGGCAGTCGTCGTCGCCGTTTTTGGGCAGGTTGTTCGAAAGCTTGACCGTGGCGTTGTTATACATGCCGACAACACCCTTTTTGATCAGCTTTTCGTTATTCGTGTAGAGCTCGGTGAGCTTGTCCTTGAACAGCGAATAGAACCACGGCGTCATCACGATCGAGACCTCGGCGTTGATCTTCACGCTGTTGTCCCACAGCCAGACGAACGCGGCGTCAACGAGCGCTTTGGCTTCGTTGGGCGTGGTGACCGCGCTCGACGCGCTCTTGCCGCCAGCACCTTCGGCGGCGACCATACCGATGTAGGTATCGCGCTGTTCGGCCAGCTCTTCGGCGCTGCCCTTCATGTAGGCGTCCATCATGCCCTCTTCCGCCTGCGCCTCGTCGATATCGTCGACGACAAAGTGCGTGTACTTGTACTGGTCGATGTCGAGAAAGACCGAGGTATCCGTCGGCGTTTCGGCCTGTTCGATGTCCGTGCCCGGCGTATAGGTGCGGACGGTCGGACGGGCCGCGCCGATGATCTTGACGCGTTTGCCGACGCCGACCTCACCCTGCCACTGCGTGTTGCAGTCCTCCTGCATCACGCACAGTTTTTCCAGTTCGCGCTGGATCTTCTTCGACCAGACGGTCGGTTTAAAATTTGCATATGCCATAATTTTTTCCTCCTGTTTTTTCTGTTTTGTCACGGAGCGTCAGCTCATTCATGCGGTATGATCCGTTTTTTTCGGCGGCTTCGCTGCCGAAAAAACACCACCAAGACGAGCAGATAGGAAAACTTTGTTTTCCTATCGATTACTTCCATTTTGTCATGGAGCGCATCACGCGTTCCATGATTTTGGGATCGTCGAGCTCGCGGCTCGTCAAACGGTCGACCTCGTCAGGCGTGTAGAACTCTTTCTCCTGCGCGCGATCGCTGCCGAGTGCGCCGGTATCGGGCGGGATCTCGCCTTTGGCGCGCTGATACTTCACCGCCTCGTACGCTGCAACCGCACCCACACCCGCTCTGCGTAGCCGGGCATAATCTTCGCCGAGCGCGGCCAGATCCGTCAGATTGGCCGTCGGATCGTGCGCCTGCAGGCTGCGCAGCTCGTCGGCGCGCCGGTATTCGCGCACCATGCGCTGCATCCGCTGCAATTCCCGCTCAAGCCGCACTGTTTTCACAATCTGCCGCCCTATGCGCGCCGGCAGATCCGCATACTCCTGTGGCAGAGCCGCTGCAGGCGCAGGTTCAGCTGATTCCTCGACCGGAGTTTCCGTCGGTTCCTCCGCTATGGCTTCACCGGTGTCCACATCGTCGGATGCCGGGAGCTCTTCCGCAGGTTCGGTTGCTTCCGCCGTTTCAACGGCTTCTGCCGTGGTTTCCATCATTTCCTCCAAGCCGATCACCTCCTTTCATCGCATCTGCATGGTTGCCGCCGGGTCGGGCAGCGGTACCGGCATTTGCGGACTCGGCGGTTTTACCGCGCCCACCGGCATAGTTGCCGCAGCGCCGGCGCGTTTTTCGAGAATCGCCTGCAGCGCCGCTTTCGGTGCCGTTGCGTTGTCCGGCAGCGCCTCAACGTACTCCTCAAAGCTGATCTTGCCCGAAGCCATCGCATTTTCCAGCGCCTGTTCGCGGGCGTACTTGGAAAACGGATTGGTGGGGCTGGCATCGATCCGTACCTGCAGACAAAGCTCATCGAACGCCTGCGGGAGAATGCGGTTTTTCCGCAGCACCGAGCCGGATGCGCGGCGGCTCACCGTGAGGCCATCGGGGTGGTACGCACGCCACATTGCCAGCCAAACGAGTGCCACATCCTCGACAAAGCGTTTGAACATGGCAATCTGCTCGTTCAGCGGGATCGCCGACTGATCCTTGACCGCGATAATCGCCGCTCCCGATGCGCGCTCCGGGTTGACCTGACCGAGAGCGGCATCGCCGGCACCGGCCAGATCGCGCGTGGTCTTCAAAATATCGGCCTGCAAAATCCCCGCCTCGCCGCTCATCGGCGCAGGCGCAACGTAGGTGAACACATCGCTGACGCTCTGCACACTGCTCGTTTTAACCGCGATCGCCTTGCCGACATTGTCGATATCAGCCGGGTTTTCGATCAGGTTCTTCACAAATACCGGCTTGGCAAACGCGTTCATCTTCGCCGAGATCAGGCGCCGCGCAAGCAGGCGGTTGGCCTCAATCTGATTGGCGATCAGCGGCAGTACCTCGCCGATGCCGCGCGCCGAATTTTTGCGGTGCGTCCAGACAAACGACGCGATCGGGTACTTCTTGAGCCCGTGAATGGGTGTGTCCGACTGGTAGATCACCGATTTGGTCGAACGGATGACATGGATATCGCCGTCGTCGGCGCGGTAGAGATAGAGAATGCAGGAGCATTTTCCGTCGCCACTGACCTCTGTGCTGTCGCCGACGACCGTTTCTCTGTCCTCGTCTGCGACGATCTCGTCGATTTTGGCCTTGGGAATGCCGTTCTTTTTCGCATCCCGCCGGACTTCTTCCACCGGTCGGCGCTCGTAGAGCAGAATATAGCCTTGTTTTTGCAGGTCGGGCTGCTGCTCATCGGCGAGGTACACCGCCGTGTTGTCGAGAACTTGGGCGTCGAGATTGCGGTTATAAAAATAGACATAGGAATCGCCGGCAATGCAGGCGTCGCGCACGATCTTCCAGGAGAGGTGATCCATTTTCTGCGCTTCCCAGCATTTTTGCGCGTAGGCATTGAGGTCGCCGCAGATCTGTTCAACTTCCCTGCCGCCCTCCTGCTGCGGCGAATAGACGATCTGCATCTGCTGCATGCTGACCATCGCCGATTTGTACTCGACCGTCGGCGCAATGAAGTTATAGACCGGCAGCTCTTCTGCACCTGAAACGCCGTTCCACTGGTCGCCTTCGTAAAAGCGAAACGCTTTTTCGGTGTTAGCATAAAGATTCAGGCGGTTGTGGTGCTCAACACCGCGCCGATACTTCCGCCAAATCTGCGTTTCCGTAAGTTTTGGGGATGAAATTTTGGTTTCGCGCATCAATACCCTCCGATCTCGCTGCCGTTATAGCGGTCGATCTCCGTCAGCTGCTGCCGCAGCCGCGCAAGTTCCTTGTTTTCCGGTACAAAAACATCCCGCTCCGCCTCCACCGGCCGTGCCGCACGCTGTCCGATTCGTTTCTCCAGCAGTGCCATCACCGCGAGCGCGGCCGCAATCCCGGCACAAAATCCACCAAACAAAGCCGCGCCGATCATAGCAAAATCCCCTCGCAGCCGAGTTCTGCAAGCATCGCTGCGGCCTCTTCCCAGCTCACATAGCGCCGATCCGGCAGAACCGGAGCCTCCTCCGCATAGTCGGCGTAGCTGATATTCAGATCGACCAGGCCGGAAATCCCATCGATTTTGCCGACGTTCGAAAACTGCCACATCGTGTGGTCGTGCTTGGTGACCCCGTCGACCGGAATTTCGGCAAACGACGCGACCTTGTGCGGCCAAGCAACCCAAACGTCGATGCCGTTTTCGGTAAGCGCCGACTGGTCGATCACGCAGTTGAGCCAGTTGCAGTTGGAATAGACCATCGGCAAATAGCCCGCCGAGACCACAGCTTCGCAAAACGTCAGCAGCAGTTCGGTGACAGCCGCGCGTCCGAGGTAAAACTGCGACTCCTGCTCGGCATCGATGGCCGCCGGAAAGGCGATTTCTTCGCGCCAAGGGCGAATTGTCTCCAAGAAATACGCCGCCTCCTCCAAAATCCCCGCGACCGTCGTCGCATACGAGCAGCAGTAGACCCCAACCGAAATCCCCGCTTCCAATGCGGCTTCCATGTTTTTTTCAAAATACGCATCGCGCTTCAGCCCGTGCGTTGCGCGGATCATCGCAAACGCAACACCGCTTTCACGGACCTTCGGCCAGCAGATGTTCCCCTGCCACTCGGAAACGTCGATGCCGTATCGCTTGACCTCACTCATCCGATCCCTCCGTTTCTGCAGCTTGTTCCCGCAGCTGTTTGACCAGTTGATGGCCATAGACCGCGGCCCCGGCGCACAAAATGCCCTGTCCCGTTGCTGCTGCGATCCCGCCGATGCCATCCAGAGCGTCTTCACCGGCGAGGTAACAAATCGCCATCAGCACACCGGCCACCCCCAGCACAAGCGGGATCAGACGGTTGCTGAAAAATGCCGCAGCCTTCAGCAATCGGCCGACCACCATCAGCATGGGAACCAGACTCAAAAGCTCGGGGCGAATATAATCTGTCAGTTCCATATCGTTCTCCTTTCTCTCAAATTGTATGTTGTTTCTGGCCGTATCCGATCTGCGCCGCGGCCGTCGTCCGCGACCTCTCCGCCGAAAAAACGTAGCTGTGCGTTTTTTCTCCGACGGCGGCAGAGGTACGGTAGATGCAGAAGCCGCGCAGTGCATCCGGCGCATGCGTGATCTCGTGCGGTTCGGTCGCGCAGTCGGTCGGGTCGCGCTCATCGTGCCGCAAAAGCGGCAGATTTTTGATCAGATGCCGGCAATTGGCAAAAATTTGCAGGCGCGGTGCCTTGCGGCTGTCCTCCCACGTTCTGAGCTTCAATTCCTCCTTGACCGCCAGCCACCCGGCCGTGCGGTTGTTGCTCGTTTTGGTCAGAAACAGTCCGGCTTCCGAAAAGATTTCAGCGGTGGTGCGGCCGGTTTCGCGTTGGCGGCTCCAGAGATCCGGCGGCGCTAAAAACTCGTAGATCTCCTCGCCGTTGTTGACGCGCAGAATTTCCGCAGCCGCATCCGAGATCGTCAGATCCTTCCGGTGGATCTCCTTGTAGACGTAATTTCGGCCGTTCGGCGCCACCGCGATCCACAACACGGCGCACATATCCAGTCCGTAGTCCATACTGACATACCGCCGCCATCCCTTGGGAATGACAAACGGCTCAACCACATGGATATCGTGGCGAAATTCCGAAAAATACTGTCCCAAAAACGCATCCCAGTCGCCGTCGCGCCACGCTTCGCGCTGGCCGTCAGGGAGACTGTCGAGCCAGGCGAGGTAACCGGGGTCTTTCTCGCGCAGGGCAGCGTTGTCCCCGGCTTTGGCCGGAATGAATACGTAGTCCTCTGCCCGCTCTCCCGGGCGGTAGTCGCAGTCGATGAACAGCCGCTTGACCCAGGCGTGTCCCACACCGCCGGGATTGCAGGTGAGGTAGATGCGTTTGGGGATTTCATTGACCCCACGGCAGCAGGATGCAATCCACATAAACTGGTATTCCGTCAGCTGCGTCGCCTCATCGATGAAGAGAAAATCGTATTCCTGCCCCTGATATTGCAAAACGTCGCTTTCGCTCGCGCAGAAGCCCAATTTGATCAGGCTACCGTTGGGAAACGAAAAGCTGTGGTCGTTTTCCCGGTACTGCGCGATCCCGCCCAGCTCCGCCATCAGCGGGCGCACGTGGTTTTCCTTCAGCTCCGGCAGCGTCCGCCGAACCAGCAAAATCCGCGCACCGGGATAGCGCAGCGCGAGCAAGGCCGCTTTGCGACGCACTGCCCACGATTTTCCGCCGCCCCTCGCACCGCCGTAGGCAACGTAACGCGCATCAGCCGCAAAAAATCGCTGCTGCCGCTTGTTCGGCGCTTCCATCACAAATTCCGTCATCGGCTGTAGGGTTCGATCCGCTCATCAAACCGCACAGAAATCGCATTTTCTCCTGTGTCCGGCGCACTGCCGACAAACAACGGCATCAGCCGTTCCAGTTTGATTTTCGCCGCAGTCTGTGTGTCTTTCCCATCCAGGTCAGTCTCTGCTGCCGCGAAATAGCGCGTCCAGAAGCGATCCAGAAATACCAGCTGTTTGGCTGTTTTTCCATCTTTCCACCGCGCGTCCGACCACTCCCGCAGCGTTTCCAGCGTGATCTCCAGCGCTCTGCAGAATCCACCGATGCTCACAGTCCTTTCTTCCGTGTCGCACTGCGCAAAATACGCCTCCGCCAGCTTCCGTTTGCGCGTCAGGCCGGCAGGCTTTCGGTTTTCTGCCATCCCCTTCCACCTCCTTTCGTGTCTCGTTTCAAATGTCTGCCAGATGCGCCGTCGCCTGTTCGTTCAGGAAGGCAAGATATTTGTGTTTGGCGGCCTCGTAAGCCTCCACACCTTCCTCCACCTCGCCGTTGGGCGTGCCGCGCTTGATCGCCATCGCAATCGCATAAGAGAGCTTTGCGCTCGCCATGTTCATTTCCAGCGAAAGTAAGCTCTCTTTTTTTCGCGCCGCCGCTCTCTGCTCGACCGCCGCATCCTTGCGAGATTGACGGCGGCCAAACAGCGCGAGCAAAATCCCACAGACCAGACTCGGTATCATCGCCGACAACAGCGGCGTGATCCAATCCGTCACAGTCTCTCACGATCCTTTCCGACTGCCAAAAGCGCCGCGACCAAAAAGCCGAAACTCGCCGCAGCTGGCACAATCCAAAGCAAATGCCAAACAGAAATCATACGTCCGCTCCTTTCGTAAAACTGCCGGTACCGGCATTGGTAAAGAATGCTTTTGAAACCACGTCGAACATACCAATCACACCGTCACGCTTCCGATAACACGGCACCGGGTTAAATACATCTTTCCCCGTTGTTTCATCCACAAACCGCAGTTCTTTGATTTTGCTTCCGCTGACTGCCTTGTAACTCGCCGGCGCACGGTTATAATTGTTACAGAACACGCCAAACGGGTAAAACACATTGGCGTTGACAAAGGTGCTTTCCGCCAAAAAACTGCCGTCCTTGTGGGCATTGATGTTCCCCTGATGTTCACACCGTATTTCATAGGTATGCCAAGTGTTATCGTGTGCAAAGCTGAACAGAAAAACATTGCCGCCAGTCGTATTCTTGTTAAAAACCAACGCCCCATGTCTGTGCAAAAATCTCGGAGCATTGACACCATATCCGTCAGGCCCGTTCGCACCAAACATATGCACGCCGTTGCTCGGGCTGCTGTAGGTATAATAGAGTGTAAATTTCGACAGATGATTGATCGAAAAATTCGATACAAAATATGCGTTGCCGTCGGTGCCGATCCATTCTACAGCTTGATAAGCGCTCGGCAGAATCCCCGCACTCCACAAAACGGTATCGCCGGAGCAAATCTTCGCCACACAGCCATCCGGAATTTCCACAGATTTTACCGCCGCGAAATTCATCCAACCACCACCGTTTTCGTCACGACAGAACCGTCCTCCAGCTCAAACGTCCACGTTTCTTTAGTCTGTGCAGCCAAAACCGCTGTGGTAATTGCAGATTTGTCCGTTTCTGTCAGTGTGTATGCTGGGCCCTGCGGCCCCGGTGCACCGGTCTCGCCCTTGTCTCCCTTATCACCTTTATCGCCCTTCGCACCGGGTGCGCCATCTTTGCCCGGTGCACCATCTGCACCACGTTCACCGGGATCGCCTTTCGCACCGGGTGCGCCATCTGCCCCCTTCTCGCCCTGCGGCCCCGTTGCACCGCGTTCGCCTTGCAACCCCTGTTCGCCGCGCTCTCCTCGGTCGCCTTTGTCGCCTTTCTCGCCCTTTTCACCGGGCGCACCGTCCGCACCCTTGAGCGCACCACTTTGATACGCCGTGTAAACCTCGTCGACTTGCGCGATATACTCCGAAACAATGCCGGACAGTTGGGCATATAGGCTCGGTGTCGGCTCTTTCGGCGCAGTTCCTTCGCGCCATGCCCCAGCAGCGACCGACTGCGTGACTGGCGTTTTGGTGGCAACCACCGTGCCGTCCGGCTTTGTGCCGATGCAGCCGATCTGAATTGTCCCTTTCGTCCTCATCAGCTCCCACGGAATCAAGCACACATTCGGTTCCATCAGCGGAATCTGATACACCTCATCCCCGCGCCAAAAAACCGCGAGCTTATCCATGCCGTCCCATGTGGCATCAAACACAAACTCCGCTTCGTCAAAGTTCACGCATTTTTCGACCGAAAGCGCACTCTTTTCCATGCGCATCTGTGTATCAGATACCAAAAGCCGCAAACGATTCATGCGCCTTGCCTCCTTCCGTGATGATCCTTACCACTGCGCGGTCGAGTTCACGCGCAGCCAGTTCGTATTCTTGGCGGTACATCGTCAGCTGTGCGTTGTCGCAGTCCTCCGAGAAGAGCCGCGCAACCAATCCCTTGACGAGCACCCGCACGTTCATCTCTTCATCGTACGGGAGATCGTCTTCCAGATCCTCAATCTGCGGCAAACTGTAAAACGCCATTTCTCCGCGCCACTCTCTGCGGCGGTTGGCGATATCGTAAAGCTCGCCCAAAATCACGTTGATCCACGTTTTCGCCGTTTCAAGATAGGGCGAAAGATCAGTTTCGTGCACGATATTCGCCGCCATCGTCAATGCTTCTTTGCCAGTCATCTTATCCCTCCTTCACCCCAACAGGATCAACGCGCACATACCAGTATCCGTCAGAGTGCCGCCCGTTGTCGGGGTAATCGCCCGAGTATCCTTCTACGACGCCGTATGATTTTGAGCCCTTGGTATAGTCGCCGACCGTTTTTTCCTGTTTGACTTCGTACTGTTTAATATTCATGATTTTCGTTCCGTCTTCCCGGTATGAAATCCCGCTCAACCGCAGATACGTTTCGCCGACATTGACTTGTTCGTTTTCTGTAAGATATCTGTATCCCAGATCGTACAATTCGGTCATAGTGAAGTTACTGTTTGGCATGTTGTTAGAAAACCGGTAATAGCCGGCCGCCGCATACGTTGTTCGTTTTGAATACAAAGTTCTGCCATATACGATTCTGTCCGGATTGATCCACTCAACCGTCTCTCCGGTGAACTCACCGCTTAACGAATATATGGTCACACGAGTACAACCCCACTTTTCCCAACAATACTTGTTCCAAACCTTTGTATCGCCGCGATAAATGCGTTGTACCTCGCGTTCGCCCACGCGCGCATCTTTCACGCCCGAAAAATCCAGTTTCGTCATGCAACCACCAAATACAGCGTGTTGCCGTCCTTTTCTGCGAGTGCGTTATACTCCGCTTTTGTCAGCACCACGGTCGGGGGAAGTGTACCTGTCACATTGCCGATCGTCACGCCGTCGCGAATGTTCTCCGGCACCAGTTCTTTGCTTGCAACACCGCCGCCGGATAAATTAAAGACTGCCATCGGCTATGCCTCCTCTCCGGTTGTGTGGATCTTCATCATGTTTACCAAAACTGCCGTCTCCGGCTTTGTAGTTGCGTAGAATGTGAATTTCCCGCTTTCCACATTACCCATGTAAATCCCCGCCAAACCGTAAGCCGCATGGCTTTCCGGCGCCGGTGCGACAATGTACGAATAATCGGTCGGTTCAGCATCTGCCGCTGTCACGGTCTGCATGTAGTTCCCGTCGGCAAGCTCAACCCAATCTCCCGTCGACAAGTTCACTACCAGCACCGAGTGCCGCGCCGCTTCTTCGGCAAACGCGAAAACATCCGTGTTTTTTCCCTGCGGGTCGTAAACCGCCTTGGTCATATCTGCCGCGCCGGTGTTCAAAACAAGCTCCCTTGCAACCGCCTGAACAAAGGCCGTGGTCGCAAGCTGTGCGGTGTTTGCGTTCGTATCCGGCGTTGGTGCCGTCGGTGTGCCGGTCAGACCCGGGCTTTCCAGTGGCGCTTTTTTTGCCGCCAGTTCTTCCAACAGCGCACCCGCGCTCTGTCCGCTCATGCCCGAAATCGTCTTGCCAACCGCATCCGCGCCGAGGCTTCCGGCCAATTCTTCAATCAGCGCGTTGAATTTCGGCACAACAACCTCTTTGACGAGCCTGTCAAACGCTGCCTGCAGTTCTGCTGCGGAAATGGTCGGTCTAGTTGGCAGCGCGGCAATGTCTTTGCCCTCATAGTCCGAAGATTTGATTTTATGTGTATCCAAAGCCATGTGTACCATCTCCTTTATCTCGCGTAGTGCCCGGTCGTAAACCGCTTGATGATGCCGTAAACGCCGAACCCCTCATGAATTGCATCGTTTGCCACGATGATCTGACACGTTTTGTACCGCTTGATCTTCCGGTTTATCATCACGACCTCGGGCGAATCGCTCGTAGAAAACGTGAAGTTATCGAAATTGATCTCCGAAAAGTCAAATCGCCCGGTCTCCGTCGTGCGGATCTCCTTGCCAAAGTCGCGCTCCGTGCGGATCGTGATTTTTGCCGAGCTCTGTGTGTATGGCTTGACCATCACCGCCGAACCGCGCATGGGAATCGACTTTAAAAGCGCGAAATCGCCGTCATCGTCGGCCTTTGTGGCCCAGCTTGCGGCAATCGGCATATCGTCGTCGGCGAATCGGCTCATGCCGTCCTCGTCCGTGCGGAATTTGCAGATTCTGCCGTCAGCCGTGCCGAAATACAGCGCACCGTCGACCTCCAGCCAGCACCGTGCCGGAATATTCGTCCAGTAGCCGCACTCGTAAATGTAGTCGCCCAAGCTCTGCGGCTTGTAGCTTTTGTTCTGCTTGCCGTCGAGCACATAGCAGCGGCCATTGACCGCCAGCAAATACCGCCCGTCCCATTCGACCGCAACGGCCTCTGCGAGATTTCCCTCTTTCGTGAGCTTTGCATCGACAAAATAGCTCCTGTTTTGCAGGCAATACTGCGAGGTATAGGTCTGCGACGCGATGCCGAAAATGCCGTTTGCGCTCAAAAATAAGCTCTCGTCGCCCAAATTTGCAATGCTCCATGGCGAAACCGCCCCTGCACCGGCAACACCCTGCGCCAAGCTGAAAATCGCCTCGCCTTCAGCATCCAACCCCGCCGAGCGGAAGAAAATTGTCGCGTCGGCGTCGTTGGCCGCCTTGATGATCGCCTGTTTGTCGCCCACTCTCCGATATCCCATGATCGCGTTCGCGTCGCTGCCGATATAAGCAAAGCTCGTGTCGGGGATATACGACGGGTCGACCTGATAATCCGGGGAATGCACCTCGCAACGCCAGTCGACGTTGGGATATTTCGGGTTGCCGGAGAAGAAAACGCGCTCGCCGGTATCGCCGCCAAAGCCAAACATCCCGGCAAAACGGCAGCCGTTGATCGCCTCGCTGTATCCTTCCGTGCCGACCGAAAACAAAATCTCGATGTTGTCCTCGCCTGTGATCGCGGGTTTACTCGGCGCGGTCGAAAACGTCACCGTGCCTTTGGTCAAATCGACGCTGTACCCGCTCGTCACCGCCGTACCGTCTTGCGTGACCGCCAGCACCGCCGTGATTGGCGCAAAGTCGAGCTGATAGGTCTTTGCCGTGCCGTCTGCGGTAAACAAATTCCTCCGTTTGTTCGTCAGGAGGTTTGCCGCCTCGAATGCGACACCGCCGCCTGCCGGAGGATTCGAGATCGATGTGATCGGCGCATAGGCATCTTCTGCCGCCGCTTTGATCGTCTCACCGTCGTAAACGAGGTATTCGCCACCAGTCAAAATCCACAGCTTCCCGGCGCACTCAAACGCCGAACTCCTCTGATCCGCAACGCCCTCTCTCAAAACCGAAAGCTCCGTATCGCCCCACCGATAAAGAGTCGTCCCGATGTGCGCCACGCGGGCCTCTCCACTTGCCGAAACCAGCCGGTACAGCCCATTCACGCTTTGCCGACCAACCTGCTGCACCAAGGTTTTCCAACCAAGCCTCTTTTCGGGATAACCGCCCGTATCCGAGATCAGATTCGGGGCATCGGGGCTGCGCGTGGTGTCCACAAGTGCCGGATCGGTCGAAAGATCGACGCCGCGAAACGTGTGGTAGACGGTTTTGTGCCGCGCGGCGCTTGACCCGCTCGGGTATGATAGTTTCAT